AAGCGCTCCTGCTTCTCGCTCTTGCCCGTCTCCCTGCCCTCGGCATCCCGCAGCATCTTGCCGCCGGGAGCCTTGCCGTCACCATCGTCGTCCAGTGACATGATGAAGGTCGCTGCCTTGCGGATCAGCGTGCCCTGCCCCTGATGGTCGTACTGGAAGCTCTCACCCGGCTTCATCCCCATCGGGCGATGCCTGCGGTCATCGACCGCGATGACGACCGGATGATTGCGCTGCCCGCCCATCAGCAACGCGATGCCCTCAGCCGCCGCGCCCTTGATGTTCGCCATGCCACCGCCACCACCGCCGCCGCCCTTCTGGTCCTCGTCGCGCGGCAGCGGTATCGATGACATGCCGAACGACTGCATGCGCTCGACAATCTTGCGCCCCTCCTTGACCATGCCGTCGAACGACATCTCCTGCATCATCGGATTGTCGTTGCCCTTGTTCAGGCTCAGCCGAACAATCTGGTGCATCACCCGACCCGACATTTCGCTCAGGCTATTCCTGTTCATCGCCGCCTCCTCATCGGTTGGGTCTGGTCAGGACCCGGTGCCGCCGCTGCCGCAGCCTTGTCAGCCTCAGCCTTGTCCTTCGCGTCCTTGATCTGCTGTGCGCGGAACGCCAAGTTCTCCGACCGGAAGTTGAAGCGACCGTTCATATGGATGGGCATCACCATCTGCATGGTGGTCGTGGTCCCGCCGCCATCCGTCTGCTCATAGGTGCAAGCCGCGCAGCCCATCACCTCGTCGTAGAGGATCAGCGAGGGCGAGGTCACCGCGTAGTACTCTCCCGCGCGCCAGATATCGTCGGACTGGTTTGCGTCCTTGAACCAGCCCTGCACCGTGATCTGCGCCTCGATGTAGCTGCCCTCGGTGAATACCTTCTCCATCGCGGCACGCTGCTTGACGCCATGCATCTTGTCGGCAACGTCAGCGACGACGACCAGATGCCGGTTGCGCGTCGAGGTCCCACTCTCCTCAGCGACCTGTTTCTGCTCGCTCTCGCCGTGAGCCGCGTTGCTGCCCTTGTTCTGACCGACCGCGAAAATCTTCTTGTAGACGTGAGGGTCGCGCACCGCCGCGTTCGCCCTCAGGATATTGATGCCCTCGACCAGCCAGCCCTTCGTTGAAGCGCCGTGGTCCCCGATCAGAAGCAGCCCGCCGTTCGCCTCGGAGCCGATCAGGATTTTCCTCTCCTTGGCGTAGCGCTCGATGGCTTGCATCGGCGTCTCACCCGGCTGCACCTGAATGTTTTCGAACGGCGTGCCGTCAACGTTTCCGCGCTCATGGATTTTGATGTTGAGATGCGCCGACAGGTCCTTGGCGAGTTGCGTCACCGATTTTCCATCGTGACCGTCCAGCTTGTCCAACGGCACCCACGAGTTGACCAGATCAGAAGTGTCACCAACGCCGTTCAGCCTGACCCCGTGCTGACCCTTGTCGTAGCCGACATGCCTCTCGATGATGTAGCCGAACACCGCAGGCGCGCCGCCCAGCAGGACCCGGACCACATCACCCGGCACGAACTGCGCGCCAGAGATGCTGAGCGGCACATCGACTTGCTCGGTGCATTCGAACGTGAAGGTCGGGAATGCCTCGGTCCACTTCTGCTCGACCCTGACGCTGGTCCAGTTGGTGAAGTACTGACCCCGCACTTCCAGCACGGCCATCTCCTTCGAGATGGTTTTGTCCCTCGTATAAAGCGGGACGCCATCCTTGTCCGTCTCGGTCGCGGGACGGTTGATCGGGCGGTCGCGCAACTCCGCAGCCAGTTCAGTGACCTGCTCAGGAAGCTCGATGGTGAAGTCGTCAGCCATTTACACCGCCAGCATCTTGCCCTCGCGGGGCATGAAGGCAGGATGCACAACGTGGTTCTCGCTGATCAGATCAACGTGCCGCCTCGGGTCGGCGTAGGCGCGCTGAGCCATCCGCAGCGACGGCATCGGCACTGCATAGTTGTAGCTGATCACACGGGGAAGCTGACGCCCGCGCTCCGCGAGATGCTTCACGACATCGCCATGCAGAGAGATGATCGCCCGATAGGTTGCGGCGTCGAGGTCGTCGGCAGCGACCTCAGCCGTTGCGCTGAAGGCGGCATTCATCTGCACCGCAATCGCATCGACCTCCTCGCGCGAGCGGAAGCTCATGTAGGCAACGATGCGCGCCTCCATCGCCAGCGTCAGGCGAATGATGGAAAGCACGGTCTGCACGGCTGGGAGGCTGCCCGGTTTCTCTGCCAGCGCAGCCTTCCTCACCCGGTCCATCGTCACCAGCGTGGCTGAGCAATGTCTCGCGAGATCAACGCAGACGTTGAAGGCGAAGCAGAAGGCTTGGAGGTCGGTCATGTTGCGATCAACGATCATCATGCCGACTGCTCGCCGCAACGCCGTACCCACCTTCCCGCTCGGCGTCACCGCTGCCGTCAGGACGACTGGTCCGATGCGCTGGACAATCCCCAAGACCTCGTCTGCCTCGTCCCCCGTCATGAGATGATCCCGACGCCAAGGTTGGATTTGAACGCGAAGTTGCCGTGCTGCATGCCGAAGCCGGTCGCCCCCTTGAGGCTCGCCGCGCGGTCACCCGCATCCGCGCTCCGGTGAACCAGCGCGTAGCCCAGCATCCGCTCGACGCCCTTGTCGGTCAGTTGCCCCTTGGGAGGACCGATCATCTGATCCTCCAGCTTGAATGCGCTGTCCTCAATCTGCCCCGCCGTAGAAATCTGCTGGCGATATTGCGGATCACCGTACTCGATGAAGTCCATTTCAATGGTGCAGTAGCCGCCGCGCTCACGCGCCTCGGTGACGGTGTAGGAGTTCACCATCACCTTCTCGTCGCCAAGCATCGATGACAGCGGAAGTCGAAGCTGACCGGGTCCATCCTTTTCGAGCGCGTTGACCAGCCGGGTCTTCTGCTCAAGATAGTTTTTGCCGATCAGATAGCCCTGCACCAGAAACCGTTTCGCCTTGCGCCCCATGTCCTCAGCGTAGGGCGTGTTGCGCTTCGGGTACTCATGCACGGCCACGCGCCGCCCGCCCTGACGAGCGTCGGTCTCCACAAAGAACTGCACGCCGCGAAAGTGTGCTTCCTGATACTTGTCCCGCCACGGAGTGGGGTGTTTGCTCTTGAGGCTCATATCGACATTGTCTCCGCAGCATCTTCAGTCTTCTGCATCTGCCGATGCTGTTTCACTTGCGGCTTCTGGAACAGGTCGCCCTTCGTCTTCGTGTCCGCATCCGCCTTGGTGCCGTTGGAGTTGACCGTGACCTGAACCTGACCGCTCGATGCGGCTGGCGCAACTTGCTGATCTATGCGCGCGGTGCTGGTCCCTGCGTTCGCGGCAATCTGCTTCTGCCTCGCCTCGGCTACTTGCTCTGGCGTCATCATCCGCTTCAGCCCACGCGCGACCGCCGCGCGCTCTTCGGCGTTGCCTGCATAGGCTCCCAGCCCCTGACCGATGATCGCCTTGGACCCGGTGGTGCCGACATGGATTTTCCGGCTGTCGCTCATGTAGCCCGCGCCAGTCCCGCCCGCGCCAGCCGCCGCGCTCTCCTCCAAGAACTTCAATCGGCGCGGGTCGCTGCGGTCGAGGACCTTGCCGGTCTTCGGGTCGATCACATCGATGTCAGCCGCTCGCCCCTTGTCATGGCGGTGCGAGCCGGTGTGACCGTGCGCCCCCTCCATGCGCTGACCGCCTGAGGTCACGCGAACCTTCAGCCCCGAAGCCTCGGCGGAATATTCCAGCGCCTCACGAAGCTGCGGGTCGAGTTTGCCCCTGCGAACACCGGCAACACGGCTTTGCGCCTCCTCGACGTTGCCCTGCCCTGTCGCGACAGGATTGGATTGACCATTCGGCTGTGCCTTCTCCGACCCCGGCACCGGCTTGCCGTCGAGGCCAAGCACTCCCGGTCCACCGCCTACCCCCGGTGGAAGCTGAGCGGACTGTCCATTCGGCTGCGCTCCCGCTGTCGTGGTTTGCGCTTGCGCCGCTTGATTGGCGTAGCCGCGCCGCGTGCGAAGCTGCCCCGGTCCCTGATCCTGCGGAGCCTCGTAGTTCTTGGTCGCCACGTCTGCGGCGTGATCCTGATTGCCGGTCTCAATGGCAGCGCGCGTCTTCGGATATTTCGTCCACGCCTCATGCGCCATCCACTTGCCTTGGTTCTCAGGCGTGTCGGGCAGATTGTTTTTTGCAAGCCACGCGGTCATGGCTTTGCCGCGCGCCTTGTCGGCACCGTAGATGGAAGGAACGTATCCTCCCGCCCTGCCAAGCCTGCGACCGGCATCGTGAAACTGGCTCTTCAATCCGCTCTCTGCCATCGCCTGACCAGTCAGAACATTCGCTCCGACCTCAGCCGATTTCTCGTTCGCGCCCTCCGCGAGAAGCTGCTCCTTGATGGATGCCTTGACCGTCGCAATCTTGTTGTTCTGATCCTTCGCCGTGACGCGACCACCGGGGGCTGACGCTCCCGCCGGGGCACCGGGAGGCGCGCTCACGCCGGGAGGGCGGTCTTGGCTCTTGTTGGGGTCGGTGTCATTCGGGGCTGAGGTTCCATCCGGTCTGGATGCGGACTGCCCATTCGGGCTGTCAGCCCCGGTGGTCGAGCCTGAGTTGCCCCCACCTGACCCACCGCCGCCCCCTGAGCCGCCTCCACCGCCACCCCCGCCACCGCCGCCCCCGCCTCCTCCACCGCCGCCGTAGCCCCCGCTGACGCCGCCCAGCGAGGCTTTGATGATATTGCCCCCACCGCTCAGAGCCGCGCCGCTCTCGACGTAGGATTTGAACTCGACCAGCGCATCGAAAACGCCGACCTTGATAATGCGGGACTGGTTCGCTTCGTCACCGCCGCCGCCCGCCGGGGTGATCATCCCAGACGTTGATGGCGTGAACTGCTCAGGACCTTTTTCACCGACCGTGTATCGGATGCCGCGCGAGACGGGACCGCCGACCGCGCGCCCCGGACCCGGAGGTCCAGCCCCCGGCGTCGTTGCTTCATTGGTCCCCCAGAGGTCGCCCCACCACTTCGACGCCAGCGACTGCTTCGGTGCCTCAGTGAACCCCAAGCCGGGTTGACCGTGTAGCCCGCCCCACCAGTTGCCTGCCTTGCCCGCCAACTCCGCTGGCGTCTGGTTCATCCAGTCCATGCTTGGACCGAACGGCTGCGTGCCGAAATTCTCAGCCGCCGCCTTCTTGCCCTCTGCGCCACCCTCCCGCATCTTTTTCAGATTTTCGTAGAAGGTCGTGACGTCCTTCATGAACTTTTCAAAGTCCGCTGAGGCTTTGTCCAACTCCTCGGAGAGGAACGGAAACAGCTTCACGCCGACCTTGGTCTTCAGGATGTCCCACTTCTCACCCATGTCGACCAGACCGTCCGCGTAGGCTTTCGCCGCCGCCTTGTCTGCCTCGGTGATGATGGGCTGCTTGTTTTTCTCCTTGATGAAGTCGGCGTAGGACAGCCTCGCGGTGTCGGCACCCAAGCCGATCATCTCAAAGAAGCGCCGCGCCTTCCCACCCGTTGGATCAGCCTTGTCCAGCACCTCCTTGAAGTCGAACGCCACCTTGAGCTTGTCGCTCTGCTCGGTCGCGGCGTTCATCGCGGCGAGAACATCGCCCGCGCCGAACTTGATCAACTCCTCACGCACGGAGCCGATGCGGTACGAGAAGTCCTCGGTGTTGCGCTTGAAGTTCTTGAGCGAGGTGTTCATCGCCTCAGGGGCAATGCCTGCCTTCTGCGCTGCGGCTGACCAGCCGCGCAACGCCTCTTCGCTCATACCCAGTTCTTTGCTGGCGTACTTGAGTTCGACAATCTTCTTCGCTGTATCGCCCAGCGAGCGGACCAGCATCCCCGCCGCAAGACCAAGTCCCGCCGCGCCGAGACTGAAGCCGCCCAGACCGGGGAGAGCCTGCTGAAGCCCCTGCCCGACGCCCTGAATGGTTTTGCCAAGCGCCGCGAACTGGGTGTTGATCTGAGCAACGCCCTTGCCCGCGTTGCGCGGGACAAGACCAATCTCGCGACCGATGGCGCGGATGTTTGCGAGCGCCTCCTCGGAGACGACTGTCGCTCGCAGCCTCAGGACTTCGTCGTTCGCCATTCGCAGCGCGCCCTCAGCGTGGTCGCTGCGCCTCAGCTTGAGCGAGCAACCTGTCTGTCCAACTCATATGCCGCTCGACCTCGCTCACCGGCATGCTCAGAAATTCGCCCGGCGGTCGTCCGTAAAACCGCGCCATGCGATAGCAATTCAGTATTGCATCGCCTGCGCGTCCGGTACGAAAAAACCCATGAGCCTATGCGCGCAAGTCGAGAAGTCCTTGCCCCTCATCGCCTTGATCGTTGACGGCGGCACCGCCGCCAACACAGACATCACGCCCGCCATCACTTCGGGGTTGGGCGTCACGACGCCAGTCTGCCAGTCGATATTGACCGGCCACTTCTCGCCAATCGCCTGCATGTCACCGCCGGTCGGCTCGCGGAAGGTCAGCTTCTTAATCATCTCTCCGCTCGACATCACCGGCTTCGATAGCTCGATAGTGATGTCAGTCGTGGTAGGAGCCGCCGCATCCTCCTCGACCAATTCGACCGGCTTCTTCGCCACTGCTTCACCCGCCATTGAAGTTCGCCTCCGTTAAATTTCGTCGCCGTCAACGCCTTCGAAGCGGACCCTGAACTGACCGTCGCTGGTGTTGATTTCGACCGGACCCTTGTGCCACGCGTTGCGGAGGACGTAGGTCCGACCGTTCACCAACTCTGCGGTGATGGTCGCGTCGGTGATGCTCTCCAGAAATTCGGTGCTGACCTCAGGCAGCGTGGAGATGTCGCCCTCGATGTAGGGGACGCGCGGAAGCTCCTGATAGCCGTGAACGTAGTCCTGACCGGCGATGCCGTTGCGCTCGACCGCTGTGATCGAGACGGTGAGGCTACCCTTCAGCGGATACATCTGACCGTCGACCTTCAGGTAGGCGGTGCCTGCGATAGGACCTTGCGGCATGGCGTTGGCTCCATAGGTTGGGTGGACTTCCCAATCTTTATGCGCCGACGCGCGCGCGGACACCAGTCAGCCCAACAGCGATACAATCTGCGGTGCTGTCACTACCGGAGCGGGCTTGCCGGGATAACAGCGTTCTGGAAGAAGCCCTTCGGCACGAACCGCTGCAAGAACGGCGCGTCAGGGTAGATCATCTCGATGACCGACTGAGCCTGATCGTAGCCCGCCATCAGCGTGGCTGATTGCTTCTCGAAGCGCTCCCAGACGAACGACGCCATCCCGCCGCCGATCACCATCACCGATGAATTGTATTTGCCGTCCATCCGCCCGCAGATGGCAAACTCACCCGGCACAGCCTGAAGCGGCGTGAGGTCCCCGACGACC